GTAGATAATGATTCGATATAGCCATTTGTTAGCCATTCTGTATCCAAGCCTTCTGTTATTATAAATTGTTGAAGATTTTTTAGAATTAGTTCTGGCAATACACAAGCTTGTCTTGCTCGCATTATTGCTGGAAATCCAGATCCTCCTGTTTGCTTCAATGTGTTTAACATTGGATTGAATGAGCGACCTGTAATACGTGTTAATTTTAACAAACTATGGATATCTAGTGCAAAATCTGTTTCAGTTTTTGTTTTCCAGTCAATCAATTCGTTGTGGATAGTTATTTTGGGTAATTTCAATCCAACATCTTCTTTTGTCCGTCGCAAACAAAAGTTTTCAATTGGAGTTTTTATTGATATCCTTAGAATCCGGCATAGTGAATATAAATCATTTTTTTTATTTTGGATTGGCGTTCCTGTAACCATCCAATTTATTTTACTTTTTATTCTTTCAGCGCCCATATATTTTTCGGAATTATGATTTCGAAGATGATGTGCCTCATCATAAATCACTCTTTCCCAAGATTTTTTCCGAATTTTTAGCCTTAATAGCAAATTGTATGTTGTTAAGACTATTCTTCCAAAATTGATTTTATTTTTCTGAGGACCGTGATAGACGGATGGTGGGTGTAAAAATTTTGTTAGAATTTCTTTCCATTGTTCTAACAGTGCAGGAGGCACTACAATCAATGTTTGTAACGGTTTAACAGCGATCAATCCCATCATAACATAAGATTTTCCTAATCCCATCTCATCAGCTAAGAGACCACCTTTATATTCGGTTTCCTTTTGCAAACACCAGCTGATGGCATATTTTTGATAGTCTTTTTTCTGAAGATTTGCCAGTTTTAACCATTTGTTATAACAGTTTTCCTGAGATTTGTTCATTTGTGGAGGAGGTTGTCATAATCAAAAAGAAAAAAAAATGTTCAATTTTATGTGAGTTAAACGGTTAGTCAAAAAAAAAATTGATTACTTTTTTTTTCTTTTTGATTATGACACCCGCTCTCAACACAGAAAGCAAAAAAAAACCAAACCCCAAACTCTCTCAAAACTCTCTCAAAAATCTCTCAAATTCATCAAATGGATTCCAAGATTAGCCAGGTGGTTGCCAAGCAGCCGTTCTGTAAGTTCTGCTTCGACTCGGGGAAGCCCGACGAGGTGGTCCACTCGCACTGGATTAAGGACAGCAAGGACGGGAAGCCCTGCTGCCCGACCCTCGCGGCCACCAAGTGCGGATACTGCAAGGGCTCGGGACACACGCCCAAGTTCTGCCCGCGCCTGAAGTCGCGCGACCAGCGCCGCAAGATCCACGAGGCGCGCATGTCCAAGCGCAACCACCAGCACTGCGGCGGCGCGTGCGTTGGCGACCACATGGACGGTGTTCAGAACCAGATGAAGCAGCTCCAGCTCGACGAGCAGAAGCGCAAGCGCGTCTCCCTCGGGGACAACGCCTACGCCGCGCTCGTCGGCTGCCGCGACGCCAAGCGCTCCAAGGACCGCAAGACCAAGTCCGCTCCGGTCTGGAACGGACCGAAGGCGAGCGCGCCGCGCGTGCCGCAGGGCGCGTGGGGCAAGGCGGCCAAGGCGGCGGCGGTGGTCAAGAACATGACCAGCGATGAGGTGTCCCAGCTCAAGGTGCTGCTCTCGCAGATGGGTATCATGGATGCGCCGACCGTCGCTACCGAGGAGCAGGTGTGGCTCGAGGCGCAGATGGCGAAGACCGCGCAGACCCTCGAGGAGACCGCCGCGGGCGAGGCGTTCTTCGACAACGATGCGGACACCGCCGAGGCGGTCGTGGCGCTCGCGGCGATCGACCAGCCCGCGCTCCGCCGCCAGGGTGCCTTCGGCATCATGAACCGCGCGAAGACCGCGCCGCTCCCGGCGCCCATGACGCCCAAGAAGCGCCCGAAGATTCCCGCGGCGACGGAATTCGAGTTCCGCGCGATCCCGCTCTCGGGCGACTGCGACATGGACCGCGACCTCGAGGGCGGCGACGGCTGCGACGGCTGGGGCTCGGATGACGACGACCTCACCAACATGGGTGCCTACCAGTAAATTCATTAACAACTTGTAAGTAGTATATATGATGTCAAAAAACAAAAAAAAACAAAAAAAAGAAATTAGACCTTCGGGTCTTTTTTTCTTTTAAAATTGATTACCTTTTTTTTCTTATGGTTTATTATAAAATGAACGCCGCCACAAAAACGTCGCCGAATAATTTTAGTATTTCATGTACTTTTGGACCAGTCGCAGAAAATGGTACAGGAAAAAATGAAAAAATAGGCAAAGATTTGGAGCACGGTTTTACACAAGACGAATTTTTGGCAGCGCACGCCAAATTAGATGCGTTGGGAGTGGATGCTAAAATAATAGATTTAAAGTGTTTATTGTGGGGTGAAGAAATTCCAGAAGATATGCCCAAACCAAATCCAGCATATTTATTGGTAATGAAAGGAGTTGTGGGCAAAGTTTTAAAAATTCATAAAAAAACTGCGCAGGAATTAACAAATGAACTGAAACATGATGAAATGTATGATAAAAAAAAATATATGAGGGGTGCTGTAAAAAATTGTTGGGCGCGAATTTGCTGTTGCGTTGCGGATTTTGCCCAAAAAGCCGATTATTCTGTAATTCCGGTGAAAGGAACGGTCCATAATTTTAAATCGCTGCCTCTCTTGAATTTATTGAGGGGGGTAAATGAGATAATTTTTGGTCCAAAAGCAAACAAATTTTATTGTGAGTTGAATAAATATCATCATGATAAAGCTGGAATTGGATTTCATGGTGATGCTGAAAGAAAAGCCGTTATTTGTTATAAAGGTGGTGAAAAAAAGATGAAATTGAAATTTCAATGGTATTATAGACACAAAAGAATTGGAAAAATGTTGGAAATTGAGCTAGGGGAAGGAGATGGTTATTCGATGAGTGAATTTGCCACAGGATATAATTGGAAAAGTTCAAGTTTTCCGACTCTCCGCCATTCTTCCGGGCGAGAAAAAAGTAAACATATAAATTAAATGTTTGTAGTCCGCGTATAAAATAAATTTTTTAAATTTTAATATATCATATGTTTGAAGGATATATTAAAGAACTTTTAAAAAATTTACCCAAAAGAAAATATAATTTAGATGTTGTGATAGAAGGAGGTGCTTTTAATGGTTCTTATGTCTTAGGCATTTTGCTTTTTTTAAGAGAAATGGAAAGGGCGCGAATTGTAACAATAAGCAAAATGTCTGGTTGTAGTGTGGGCGGTTTATTATGTTTCAAGTACTTAACCAATAATTTAGAGGATGCTTTGGATGAATATCAGGTATTAAGAAAATATTTTTATAAAAATCAAAATTTTAATGTTTTGAATACAAGCGTTGAAAGGGATATAAAAAAATTAAGTAATGAAGAATTTTTAAAATTAAAAAATAAAAAATTATTTTTAACTTTCCATAATAAAGAATCACAAATTGTAAAAAGTAATTACAAAGATAAGGAAGATTTAAAGATGTCTTTATTAAAGACAGCTCATTTGCCCTATTTAATAAATGGCGATTGTTATTTCAAGGGTAAGAATGGTTTTTTTTTGGACGGGTTACTACCATATATTTTTAAAGATAGGGTTGAAAGTGCAAATAACTATATTTTATATATTTCGCCAAATAATTTAAGTCGTTTAAAGAATATCATAGTAACAAAGAACGAAGTTTCTGTTTATGGTCGTGTAAGTGAAGGTATTTTGGATGCATATTCTTTTTTTAAAAATGAAAAGGAGAGCGATATGTGTAGTTTTGTAAATAAGTGGTCAATAAGTAATTTTATGATGTTACGAATAAAGCATTTAATTATTTTAATATTTTTATATTTTGTGCGTTTAATGTCATATTTTGGTAAAAATATAATGCCTTTTTTAAGAAAAAACGAATTATACAATAGTATAGAGCCAATAATAAAAAATATGTGTTCTGATTTATTTTTACATAGTTGTTTCTAGTTAAAGTTAAATATACCTTTCCGCGTCTTTCTTTTCCTTCTTTTCTTTTTTTTCTTTTTTTTAGTTTGTTTTGGTTTATTATCTTGACCAGGTTTATATCTTAAAAAATGTTTCTTCCATTCATCACTCCCCTTTTCATTTTGTAATTTTTTGTATTTTTCACTTTTATCAGACCTTAAATCTTCAATTGTTTTTTGTTTACCATAACAATCTATATTAAATCGTCTTAATAAACCGGTTTGTTTTAAACGATTTTTTTGTTGTACTTTAAACATTAATTCACTAATACATAAAATACGCTTATCATCAAAATAAGGTCTATCTGTATATAAAAAAGCTAAATAAAGATTAAGTAAAGTATCAATAGTCGCAATTTTAATATTTTTACCTTCGTGCTTAAAATTATTATAACTTAAACAACCTAATGGTTTGAAAATGAAAACAATAGTTTCATTTCCAACGATAACTTCATAATGTTCTCCAATAACTTCTCCAGCATTTTTTCTTTTGATAATTTTTATATTCTTTATACCACCCTCCCTCAATCTTTGTTTTATGAAATCCGCGACCTTTAATGGCTCTTGCGATAAAACATCAAAATCTGGAACATTTGGAATCTTTTCCTTTCTATAATTCGGTAAGTATTTTAATATCATTTTACTAGCAAGCGCGCCAAAAAAAATAACACCTCTATTAATTAAAGCATTGCGACTTATCTCAAAGATTAGTCTTTCTTCCTCATCAATTTCTCTATCCGTATCATATAATCTTTGGATGTCTATATTTTCACAATCTAAACCTTTTAATGGATAATTTTTATTTAGTAAATTTATTCTTTTTAATACTTTTTCCCATCTACTTGTGTCCCCTAAAGGCCTTGATAATTCTAAATAACCCAGCATTCTTAAAAAATTTGGAGATGAATAGTGTATATTATCAATGAGAATAGAATCTTTTTGTAAATTTTTAAATAATTCAGGTACTAATTCTGTTATATCCGCAATAGGTATAAAATTAACAAAAACTTTAAAAGTTCCGGGATGCATACCTGATTGTGCACTCACTTCGGTAAATCCATTGTTAAAATAAATATCCGCCAATTCAATTGCGTCATTTAAAGGGTCGGGAGAAAAAAAATCATAATCAGGAAGTTCAGCAACCTTATCGTAAAATTGGTCTTCAAGCGGCAAAATATTATTTATTGCAGTACCTCCATAACAAATCCTTTTTTTATCAATCAGAAAATTTTCAACTATTTTTATTATCTTAATAATTTCTGGATTATCTATCTTTTCTTTTCCCGCTGATTTTTGGTTTTTATCAACAGCATTCCTAAGTATCCACAATTCTTTCTCTTCAAAACTAAGATTTTTAAAATTCATTAAATGTATATATTATTTAAAGAAATTTTTTTACATCCATCCCTTATATTGGGGCATAATAATAGCTCTTGGTTTGAAAGATAAATCTGGATTTGCTTGTTTTGGTATTGGAATATATGTTTTTATATATCTCATTTCTTTTGGTTTTAAAATAAACGAAGTACCCTTTTCATTGAAAAAATCTAAATAATTAACTAGATATTTATCCATATTTTGATAATTCATACATACGAACTGACAACCAAACTTATGATGCAAACCGGCAGGAATATTGTTTGGTCCGGTACTATAATCAGGCATTGTTATAGACATGTTTTTTTTATTATAATCAATTAAGCCATCCATATCATGGGTATAGACAACTTCATAATTTCTCAATTGCTTGAAAAATGGTGTTGAACTTGAAAAATTAACCAATTCTTCTAATCGCGTTTTTCTATAATTCATATTGGGCGAATCTAATACTACAATTACTTTTCCTATAAAAGCTGTTAATGGACATTGTCCTATATTCTCACCATGAGCCTCAAATGAATATTTCTTGTCATCTTTGGAAAGTAAATTTTTAAAATTTGAGTTTAAGGCATCAGCAATTTGGTTATAAATTTCACTTCTATTACTTTTAATTCTTAAGTGTAAAAATAAAGGATCTGTAGGATTAGGACACGTTGCAGTACCTCTTTGGGCATATTGATTAATAACTTGAAACACATTTGAAATCGGCAAACTATTAAATGTTCCTTTTATATCAACACTTGCATTTTTACCTGCCGCAACAACACAATTTCCATCAACAGAATAAATAGCAAAATCTAAACAACGAACACCTTGATTTATAACTTCTTTTAAAGGTTCATAATCTACATAATCAAAGAAAAATTCATTGCCACAACAAGAATTATAACTACTTGCAATATAATAATCTCTTAATCTATATTTGAATTCTTCTTCATTCTTATTTACCGATCTTATTTTACTTCGTTTTGTCTTATAAAGCGCATTCATATTTGTATTATTTCTTTTTAATTTATTCTTATTATATCTATAAATCCAATTTGCTGCTATTATTGTCACCAATGCTGCAGCCCACATTATTATTAATCCTATCATTATATATAACTTTTTAGAAAAAAATCTTTTAGCTAAAACAAATATAAAAATCAAATGTATTATATATTAATGGCAGGCGGTTTAATGACTTTAGCAGCTATAGGAGCAGAAAATATCATTTTAAATGGTAATCCTAAAAAAACTTTCTTCAAAGCAAAATATAATAAATATACTAATTTTGGAATGCAACGATTTAGAATAGATTTTAAAGGACTACGACAACTAAAAATACATGAAGAAACGGATATGAAATTTATTATACCGCGATATGCTGATTTATTACACGATACCTATGTTGTTGTGAATTTACCCAATATATATAGCTCAGTTTATTGGCCTTCAACATCAACGAAAAGCGCACCATATGATAAAAGAGATTATTCTGATACATACGAATTCAGAGGAGGAGCTTATGAATTTAAATGGATTGAAAATATCGGAACACAAATGATTAAGCAGGTAACTATAACAGGTGGAGGCCAAATATTAGCACAATATTCGGGAGAATTTTTAGAATGTTTGAAAGAAAGAGATTATTCAAAAACTAAAAAAGATTTATGGAATAGAATGACAGGAAATATTCCTGAATTATATGACCCAGGAAATGCATATGGAAATATTAATGTTTATCCATCGGTGTGTTATAGAGAAAATGAAAGTAATATTGAACCATCAATATTATCAAAACAATTGATTATACCAATTGAACCTTGGTTTGGTGTAATCACTAAAACAGCATTACCACTTGTAGCTATTCAATATAGCGAAATTGCAATTAATATAACTTTCAGACCCTTTAAAGAATTATACAGAATACGTGATGTTGAAGATATACCTTACCAGTTTCCATATATCGCACCAAATCCTGGAAATGATTTACATTCATTTTATCGTTTTATTCAACCTCCACAAGATGCCTCTTCAGCAGTATATATTAATAAACGAACCGATTGGAATGCAGATGTTCATTTACTTTCTAATTATATATTTTTAGATAAAGATGAAAGAAATTGGTTTGCAGAAACTGAGCAGCAATATCTTGTTCAACAGGTTTTTGAAAATGATTACTTTAATGTTGTGGGAACAATTAGCACAGAAATAAATAGTAGAGACCTTGTACCATCTTATATGTGGCGATTCAGAAGAAATGATGCATATATGAGAAATGAGTGGTCTAATTTTACTAATTGGGCCTATAATAATGTTTTACCAACACAACCTGATAATACGAGTAATGTTATTGATTCATCGGGAACAAGATATCCTTCACCATCTCCTAATATTTTTATATATACAACTTTAAAACCACAAAATAAAAAGAAAATTATGCAAAATATGGCACTTATGATAGATGGAGAGTATAGAGAAAAAGCTTTACCTGCCGTTTTCTATGAATATGCAGAAAAATGGTTAAGAACTACAGGAAATGCTAGAGATGGAATATATTGTTATAACTTTTGCATTGATAGTAATTTTAGAGAATATCAACCATCGGGCGCACAAAATATGTCTACTTTTAAATCTATTAGATTAGATTTTAATACTATAGAAACACCTAAAAATCCAGAAGGGAAAAAATTTGATATAATTTGCTCTGAAGCCACTGAAGAAAATCCTAATGGGGTTATTATTGGTGTTAGAAAAAATGCTTTTGCATTACACGATTATACTTTTGATTTACGCGTTTATGAATTTAGATATAATATAATATCCGTTATATCTGGGAGAATCGGACTTATGTATGCCCGATAATTTTTGGATTTCATATTATAATATGAAATCTATAAACCTTTCTCCAATGCCGATTCCTTTTCCTTTTGTCCTTTTTTCAAATCACCATAATCGTCCTCATTATACGCAACATATTTTGATTGTTTGGCATTTTTTAATAATTTAGAAAACTTTGCTGAATGGGACTTATGTGCTTGCTTGGCAGACCAAGACTCATCTTCTTTCTTTTCTATCTTTTTACCTTCTATCTTTACATTTCCTAATTCCTTACCTATTTCCTGTTTTGTAGCTTCGCTGAGATTCATTTTACCTAAAATATCTTTTAATTTATCTATATTATTATCACCTTGAGCGGGCATTTGATAATGCAATTCACGTGAATCAGTAACATCAACATTAACAGAAATAGGCTGTGGCTTATTCTTCGGTTTTATCGGAACTTTAATCGCGCCAACCGCCTTTTTCCATAAAAGATATTGGTCCGGAGTAAGTTTTGTCTTATTGTCCTTTTTATTTGATTCATTCATTTTTTCTTTCATTTTACTTATAGTATTTCTTATATCTTCTAAAAGACCTGATTGTTCGTTATCATATGCACCATGAGTATGTCCAGGAATTTGAATTGGCGGTGTATCTTCCTCCTTTGGGGTCTCGGGAATAGTTTCTGGCGTTATTGGTGTTTGGCGAGGTTGAGGCTCGGGCGCTGGAACTTCAGTATTATCTTCTACACTCGCAACAACTGGAGCTGGAGCAGGCACCTGAATTTCTCCGGGAGGAACAGGGCAAAATGGTGAATCGCCGCCTGGACCCCCTACGCCACCCTTTTCACATTTATAAAGCCATTCTGTTTGTAATGCACACGCTTTAGGCTTACAACCTGCTCCTCCACAACATTTCATTTGGGCGTCTAATAACTGTTCCTTTGTTAATTCACCACCATCTTCTATATTTGGTTGCAAACTCTTTTGACATCTGTTCATCATATCTTTCCATATATTACTGTCTTCCTTCTTTTCTCTCCACCAATCAAGAACCGCCGGTTCTACATCGCCAACACAACCCGTTGCTTTATAAGCTTCCATGTATTTCTTTCTACATTCACCATTATCATTACATACTATCTTTTCATCCACTTCAGGGTTTTTATCATTCACCGGAGGAGGTCCCCTTGGACCTCCTGCGCGCGGCGGTGCTTTTCCCACTGCAGGCGGAGCTTGCGATCGCTGTACTGGCGCACCCGGCGGCGGGCTACCTGGGGGAGGAGGACTACCTTTGGGCGCATCCGGTACTGGTTTACTATATATAGGTTCCCCGACACCCGTTTGACCCTCTCTAAACCCTTCTAATGCATTTCCAGTTAATGTATAGTAAAGATATCCGTGACAACCTAATACAAAAATAAGAAAAACTATCCAAAGTATTGCATATGAATTCATAATATATAATACTTCTAGAAAAAAACCTTATAATCAAACTTTATGCTAAATTATAATAACGTTCCTACTCCTCTCTGTCTAAAACCTTCTGATGCAGCCAATCTTTCATTGCCTCCTCCTCTCATAACTCCCATTCCACCTGTAAATCCTTCCACCACAGCCTTTCTTCTAAGTAAAATGGCTGCATGACAAAAACTTGTGCGGAATAAAGGCCCGCTCCCCTTCATATCGCTGCCGCCGCCTCCGCTGTTGTCCGCGTTGATATCACGTGTCCCCTCCGAGGACGGCAGGTCACTTCGGATAAGACCCCGGCCCCGGGACGGCCCAGACCACCGTGGTCCGTCGTTGACGTTGACTAGGTGGATGGTGCCGCCCCGCCCGGGCGAGGACGCCTCGGTCTTAATTGCATCACCGGTAGCTAAAACCAACAGAGCATTCTGAAAGGAATATTGTTTCGCAATTTCTCTACTATCCGGCTCGTCCGGCGCTATTTTCCATCCTGCCGGCACTTTCAAACCGGAAACATTTCTCATTTTTGGATGGCGCCACTCCACGTTGACGTTCCTGTCTCCGCCCTCACACGTTCCCCCCTGGGACGGCTTGTTTCCCGTCGGCTCATTTCCTGCAAGTGAGCGATAATCATATCCATTATATGTTACAAATGGCGCATTTACCGGTGCGAGATGATCATCCGCCGCCGCCTTTGCGTCCGCCCCTGCCGCTGAGCCACTTTTGCAAACGGCGAGGTTTCCGCCTCGGTCAACCTCGCGCACATGGCACGACGTACGCCCAATCCCGCAGCCCGTCGCGTGTGTATTCCAATACAGCCAGGTGGGGTGGGCGTTCGCCGTAAAGCAGCCCTTCAGGAGCCCGCCGCTGTCGATGGGGACAGCGACGGGCTTCCCGTCAAAACCCCCCCACCTTTTAAATCTCCCCAACGCCGCCAATTTCTTGCCCGCCGCCTGGCATTCCTCTTTTGTCGTAATCTCTGTTTTCCCATCCTCTTGGCAGGTTTTGGGTACGAAGATGCCGGTCTCGTCGACGTTGGCGATAGAATATCTCTCGCCCGAGCTCTCCGCCGCGGGCGCAGCTTTTGGTACGGGCGCAACGGCAGGTATAATTTTTGGAGCTGGTGGCGGTAAAGGAACTGGTGGAGGGGATTGTGGAGGGGGTTCCAGGTTAAGCCATGGTGCTGATTTTTGTGGCGATGGGTCATCAACTAAAGGTCCATCTAATGCCCTGCACCAGTTTGACACTGGCGCAATTTCAACATTGGGGAGCTTCTCCCGTTTTATCGGGGGCGGCAGAGGACGCGGCGCAGGTGCGGGCAAAGGTGGTGCCAGTAGTGGCGCAGCTGGTGGAGATGGCGGCATAGCTGGTGGAGGCGCTGGCGTAGGCTTACAAAATATTTGTTTAAATGAACCATCTACAGCTGGCCACTTCGTCTTAGGTATATCACTGTCATAACGCGTGCAAACACGCTTCCCCTTATGATTTTTATCTCCGTTTAATGGTGCCCAATTAAATGCTTTACATCTCTTGTCTCCTCTACACCAATCAGAACATTGTTGAATATTAGCTTTACTATAACGCGCGTCACAACTATCCATACCACAACCACCAATATCAGCGCCTATATCACCTACTTGGTCCCAACTATTTGGGCATTTTGGGGTAGGCACTTTTCTTCTAAGTAAAACAGCCCCATCGCATATCCCGACGCGGCAGGTGCCACCATGAACGGCTGCTGCTGCCGCCTCCGCGCGGGCGGCGTGCTCCATACGTTCGAGTTCGTAGGGCTTCATCGGCTGCCCGTCGCGACCCAAGCAAACCAGCATCGGGGCGCCGTTGGGGTCGCCGTCTGTGCCCGACCGCACGATATGATTCGCGGCGGCCCAGGCCGTCAGCGGTTGGTGTGGGTCGCGCGGACCTGACGGCGCGCCACCTTTGGTGTATAGGGCGTTGTCTTTGGGGCCGCCGTCGGGCCACCCGTTCCGGCTGCTTGCAAGTACTAAAAGAGAAGTTCCAAATGAATAGTTTTGTGCAATCAGTATGCTGTCTATGTTATATGGCGCGACCCCCCACCCCGTCGGGATTTTTGTCAGCCTTTTTTCACAGGAAGTCCTCCCCGCCTCATTTTCTTTCTTGAATGCGAGCGCCGTGTTCCCCCGATTGGGATTCAAACCCGTAAGTGTGCGATATTGGTATCCATTATATGTTACAATATTACCTTGTACGCTACCCACAGCTTCAGGTGGGGGCTTCACCGGGCACGCAGGCGTATTTTGGCAGGCCCTCTTGTTCGCGCCGGACCGATGTCCCACTATCTCGGTATGTTGCCAGCCGTAGCTGTACCCAGGTCCGAGCACATGGTTACTCCCCCCATTGTAAAGTCGGCAGGGCCGTCCGCCATGCGCCGGGGTCGGCTTGTTGCACGTCCGCGTCTGCGTGCCGTGATCGGCCTCCGGGTCTGATATATCGTAACAGGTCTTCGAGCAGGGTCCCCAATCCCCCCACCCACCTTGAACCGGAAGCACCGGCTCACGACCATCAGACCGCCTTCCAGGTCCGAAGGTCGGTTTAGCACATACTGATGCATATTTCCAGCTGTCGTCCCCCTCCAAATGACGCAGAATCCCATAATTCAACCTGGACCGGTTGAAACCGAACCCGGCCCATCGCCCACCAGTCTTTGTGCTTTTTTCATCCTCCGCCTTCAGGTACCCAGAAGGGGCGGCAACTTTGTTCTTTTCCAACACTTTTTTCCTCGCGTCCTCGATGTCTTGATTCCTCGCCCCCGTCCGTCGTCTCTCCCGCCAGTGCGCGTCCCCATCATTCCAATAATTGTAGTAGCTCCCACTACTCCACCCTTGCGC